AAAATGTACTTGTTGAACACTGACTTCCTATTCTGGAAGGTTCACAAAGATTGTAACTATGCGGTTTCAGATGATCGTGTTTCCAATAACCAGGATGCCATTACAAAGCACATTCTCTTCATGGGTAACATGACAGCAAGTAACTGTTCTTTGCAAGGCGTTATAAAAGCGTAATAGAAAGGTAAAAAATTATGTCTTATATAGTAGGAATGGACTTAGACCAAGCCGATACCTCAGCCACATTTGAGCTGGGATCAATTGGTCAAACGTCCGATGGTAAAGAATATCGTTATTGTCAATATGAAGCTGGTACTGCTGCGGTTGCAGGAGTTGCTGGTGAAGTTGCGTATTATGACGGTGCTGCTGCTTCAGCTACTTATGTTGTTACTTCTGATCTTTCAGATAGTGTCAATATTGGTGCTGGTGTGCTTCAGGCTGCTTTGGCCGATGGTGAATATGGATGGCTACAAATTCGTGGCTCTGCAACACTAACTATCGCTCTAACTGCTGGAGCTGACGGAAACGCACTTACTGCTGTCGGTGCTACTGATGGAACGCTTGACGTTTCAGCTTCAGTATCTGACTTTGTTTGTGCAGTAGCTGATGATGCATCTGCGAAGATCATCGTTTGCATGTTCCCATAGTAAACTAAATGAAGGGGCAGTTAGGAAACTAGCTGTCCCATCATTACTAATAATTAACCAAAGGATTTGATATGGACATCAACGATTTTAGAACTACAGCCTCAGCAAATGATGGCAACATAGTGACCATTTTTACAAAAAAGGTTATGAATAACTTTAAGAGTAAAGAAGCTGACGAATTAATTTACGACTTCCTCCCTTATTTGGAAATTGTCTCTCCTGGACAAAAACATTCAATTGTTGTCAGGAAAATTGAAGAAGAAGACAAAACTAAATACAGAGAGCATTGGAATGCGTACAAAAACAAAGAACAAATGAGACAGAACGGCACAGCATTAAGAGATTGGTCGGGTGTTGAACCAGAAATGGTAGCAGAATTAGAGTATATGAGCATCTTTACTGTTGAGGATCTAGCAGGGGTTTCAGACGGAAATCTTAGTAATATCGGCATGGGTGCAACCAAGATGAGAGACGCAGCAAAATTATTTGTTAGTGGTTCGAGTAAAAATGATGTAAAGTTACAAGGAGCATTAGATAAAATTGCAGACCTTGAAGAAACAATTGAAAAACTAATGGGGGCTAATGTGGCTATCCCTGATGTGCCAAAAACAGGAACACAGGATGACGTTACTAAGCGTAGTACAAGACAGTCTAAAGGAAATAGGCGGGTTTGAAGTTCCAACAAGCGTAGTTGGTAACACAAACGAAACTGCAATACTCAGTCTAGCTTTGGCCAATAGGTCATTGCTGGAGACTGCCAAACGTACTGATTGGGCTGGAACGTCTGTTCGAGGTACAATTACAACTGCTGACGGCACAGATCAATATGTACTGCCTAGCGACTTCAAAGGCATGATGAACGACAGCATGTGGGACGACACTAACAATCGGAAAGTGTTTGGCCCTATATCCGCTAGTAAATGGGAATATTTCCAGAATAGCTCAGTATCTAATAATTCATTAACTCGCTATATGCGAATATATAAAGCTACTGGAAGCAACGACAAAGTCTTTTATCTTTATCCAACACCAGACAGCACAGCCACTTTGCGGTACGAATACCAATCAGATGGCGTTGCTGCCTCTAGTGGTGGAACATTACAATCCAAATATCTAGCAGACACTGATGTTTCTCTTCTTGACGAAGATACTGTCGGCCTGGGCTTTAAGTGGCGTATTCTTAAATCTCGTGGCTTGCCTTATGCCGAAGAGTTCAGGGATTATGAAATGGCTATAGAAAGCAGTATCAATGATAATGGCGCACCGATTATAGACACAGGTGGGCTTCATGTATTTGACAAATTTATGGTTGTTACTCCCGATGGAAGTTGGAACGTATGAGAAAGCCATTACTCGATAATCGGAGACTGCAACAAACTGCTCAGATATTCTCTTTGCCATCACCAACAGGCGGTTGGAATGCAAGAGACAATTTGGCGGCTATGCCTCCTTTAGACGCAGTAAAAATGGTCAATTTCTTTCCAGAGGTGAATGGGGTTACTTTACGCAAGGGTGATGTCCTCTTTGCGGAAGGTATGTCTGGGGACGTGGAGTTTTTATTTGAATACGAAAGTGCGACATCAAATGACTTACTCGCGGCCTCAGACGGTAATTTCTACGACATTACAAGCGGATCTCCTGTAACTAAAGCAACTGGTTTAACCAATTCACAATGGCAAGGTGAGAATTATAATGCTGTTGGGTTTTTCGTAAATGGTGCTGATGCTCCAAGAGATTGGAACGGATCTACATTCGCCAGCACATCCTGGACAGGTTCAGGGCTGACAATAACTGACTTGATTAATGTTCGCGTTGTACGCGACAGATTATGGTTTTGTGAGAAAGATACGTCAGATGCATGGTACGGTGGCATCGGATCAATTACAGGCGGCTTAACAAAGTTTGCTATTAGTGAAATTGCACGAAGTGGCTACTTAATGGCTATCGGATCATGGTCAAGAGATAGCGGTGATGGACAAGATGACTATACTGTGTTCGTAATGTCCACAGGAGAGTGCCTGGTCTATCAAGGCGATGTAAGTAGTACATTCACCTTAGTTGGACGCTTTAACGCTCCAGAGCCTATTGGAAGACGCTGTCTTATAAATTGGGGCGGTGAGTTGGTTATTATAACCAGGAGTGGATATTTAACGTGTACAGGCATCATGGATGGTAAAGTAAAGCCAGATGACGCTATTAGTGAAAAGATTAGAGACGCAGTAGCCCAGGCGGTTGAAAATGGTGGTAGTTTAGATGGTTGGGCTGCAATGCTTTCACCAGACGGACGTAAACTAATATTTAACGTGCCAGTGGCAGAAGGTTCAGTTTATGACCAGCACATAGTGAATACGATTACTGGTGCGTGGGGCAAGTGGCAAGACCGTAATATGCAAGCGATGACAGGCTTTAATAATAGCATGTATGGTGGCTTTGCTGGCGGTAAAGTGTACCGTTTAGATGATGGCAATGCAGATATATCAGCAGGATTTACGGTTGTCAAAGGTCAGGCAAAACAGGCAAGTAATAGCTTAGTAGCACCTGATAGACCACTTGATGGAACGAAAAAAGAAGTAACAATGCTCCGTCCTTTTGTTAAGGGTGGCGGTGATGTAAGTCTTACAATGGATGTGCAAGCAGACTTTGCCGATTTACAGCTAGTTGCCAACAATCAGTCTTTATCCCCGAATAGTGAGAAGTGGGAGAATTTCGACACTTTTGACTGGGAAGATTGGGAGTTACGTTGGGGACAAGGTGCAGGGATTGCATCAACATCACTTACTGTAGGTGCAGTAGGTGAAACTTTTTCAATAGTATTAGACGGTGAAACTGCCGAAAGTCTAGTATGGTATTCAACAGACATAATTTATAAGCGTGGAGGAATAATCTAATGGCTACTTTAACAGGTCGTGCGCCAAAAGATACATATGGTGATTTACTACAAGTGAGCAATGCTAATGATGGTGTTGACGGTACTTTACGGTTTGTATCGGATGGTAAAGGCACAAACTCATCATTTAAAATAAGCAGTTCATCTGCACAGTTTACAGGAACGCTGACTTCAACAGGGTTGATGACAACAACGGCTGGTATTGTTTCTGGTTCAGACATTATTTCAGATACAGACAGCACCGATGATTTGGGTTCAACTGGAGTTCGTTGGGCTAATTTATGGACTGATAACATTACTATGGGCGGCACAATTGCTGGTGCGGTTGGAACATTCTCAAGCACAATGACCATTTCTGGTCTTACAACCATAGCGTCATTAAAAGGTACTGGCGCAGTAACTGTCACTGACATCATGGATGAAGATAACATGGCATCCAACAGTGCAACTAAATTGGCTACTCAACAGTCAATTAAGGCATATGTAGATGCCCAGGTTGATACTGCTGATACATTAAGCGAAGTTCTTGCCATTGGTAACACAACAGGCGGTACAGATGTTTCGGTTTCAACAACTGATAAAGTACAGTTCCGTGATGCGGCAATATACGTCAATTCGAGTGTAGACGGTCAATTAGATATTGTTGCTGATACTGAAATACAAATTGCTGCAACAACTATTGATATTAATGGTGCGGTAAACGCAAGCGGTGAAATAATAGCAGCTTCTCTAGATATTTCTGGTGATATAGACGTTGATGGCACATCTAATCTAGATATTGTAGATATTGACGGTGCTGTTAATATGGCAACAACTGCCCTTGTAACAGGTGTATTGACGACAACTGCAACACAAGTGGCAACAGGCGGTATTACATCAGGCTCAAACA